GCCTGATCGTCGCCGCCGTGCAGCTCGCGATTGCTACCGGTGCGGCAGCCGGTGGCGTGGTGTTCGACGCGAACGGCGCGGCCGGTGTGTTCATCGGCGCCGCCGTGGTGCTGGCGATTGCCGTCGCGACCATCGTGACGGGCGTGCCGAAACGCGTCGAGGTGGTGCCGGCGATGGCCGAGTGATATGGCGGATGCGCACCGCTGGGTTGGTCGGGTGATGTGACACCGCCACCTCAGCGCGCGCCTCTGTATTTCTCATAATTTGCATTATGTTAAATCCCGCAGACGTCTGTGGGCACGTCTACAGCAGGCGCTGCGTGCAATCCAAGCACGCGCGGAACCGGCACCCGCGTGACCGGCAACACATCAGCAAGTCCAACACCTCCCTCTTTGAAACGCCTGCATCCAGCAGGCGTTTTTTCTTCTTCGCGATCCTTCGGTAATAGCGGCGACGAGCCGCGTCTTGAATACCTCGGCGCAGCGTACGGATGTGCCAGTACAAGTGCCTGATCTCCCGCGCCAGCGCCCGAACATCGTCGTTGTCGGACACTCAATCCCTGCGTGTTATTGTTGCGCCAGATTAACAGCCTAGGCGACGAAATGCGCACAATCCTACCGCTCCTGGTTTGCATCGCAATCCCGACGGCAGCAGCACACGCAGAGATTGATCCGTACACCGCAGAACTCGCACGCCAGGCAGATGCGCGCCTCGGTCGCCAAAACGCCGAGGTTCAAGCACAACAAGCAGATGAGCGCCGGAGCAACATGAACGCCGGCAAATGCGCGCAACTGGCGAACGACCGCAACATCATCAATTCGTGGATGGGGCGAGCAACAGAACAAGACCGGGCCAGATATCGCACGCTGCTGCAAGTCAATCAGTCTGATATGGTGCGCTACGGCTGCTAAAAAGCGGCTTGCAAGAGATGGGGTGTTTTCACATGGCGCAAAAAGCTACTGCATTAGCGATACCCGCTGCTCGGTCCCGCCAGCCGCACTAGCCGTGCGACAACCGCCGGAGATCCTGCCCACGCCCCACCTCTGCCGCCTGGTCAAAGGCGCGGACACTCCCGACGCTAGACGTCAGCCCTCAGGAAAGGCCTGCAGCTCGTCAACGCGCCTTGCCCTACCCGACCCGACGACAGTGCGCCTGCGCGGCTCCTGGCCCGCTTCTGACGGCCTGCTGACATCAAGAGCAATACGGACCTCCTGAGGCTGAGCTGCAGGAGCAGAAGCAGGGTTCTGCAGCGCCGTGTCGGAACGAGGCGCATCCATCAACTGAGCCGCCTGGGGATCTCGATACGGGTCGAACGGACGCTTCTGAAGCCAACCGCGGCACTGAGAATCGTCCAGGCCCGCATCAGTGCCCTGCTGCGTATAGCAAACACACCTGGTCGAGACGCACGCGCCACCGACAACAGTTGGCATGCTCTTAACCTGGCGCAGCGCTGCATAGGCCGGAGCAGTCTCCGGCCGACCAGGAACAACAGGAACGAACGACGCAAGGATCTCCGCCGCATCCGTCGACGTCGGCGACGGCCCTGCAGGCTTTGATTGAGCAGTTGTAGACGACGACACCTTGCCGCCATCCGCTTGGTGCTCACCTGTCTTGGCTGCAGCGACGGACTCGGGCGCGAACTTGCCGTGCAGATTGCCGTAGATGCGATAGGCAAGAAAGGACCCGATCACCAAGCACACCGCAATAATCATCAACGCCGGCGGAACCGTGTACTTGCGCTTGATGTGCAAGCTCGCGGACTTGTAGAGCGCGAACGACGACTTTGGCAGCGAGAACTTTTTCTTAATCGGCGCAGTACGGAACGCCTCAGGGTTGCCGACCTCCGGCCACTCATACCACCAGCGCCCAAGCATCCCCACATCGCGCAGGTGGATGTGTTGGCCAACCAGCTTGCGAATGTGCGTGTCCAGGAACGCGGGCGACTGCGTGATGAGCAGAAACGTCACGCCGGTATGGCGCACGGTCTCGAACGCTGCAACGTGATCAGGCACCCGGCTACCTGGGACTCGCACACGGAAAATCCGCTGCGCCTCATCGATGACGATCAGCGCGTTCTCGGGAAACGTGAAGTACGGAAGCGACCGCTGGTCAGGATCTTCCGGATCGACGCGAGTCTCTGTCCACTCGTCAACGGCTGGCAGCGGGATGTAGGGCAGCTTCAGCTCGGGAATGCCCTGCATGAACAGCGGCCGGCCCTGCTTCACAGCCTCCACCATCATCTTGACCGCCAACGCAGTCTTACCACCACCAGGCGTCGCCGTGATCAACGTAATGGGCTGTGTCGCGCTCATCCCGTCACCCTCCCGAACCTCTTCAGCGAAATCAACGAAACACGAGCGACCATGGCACCAGCGATGATGCTAAATGCCGTAAAAAACCCAGCCATGGCCATCACAGCGGTCACGGCAGCGGGCAAACCTGCAAGCGCACTCTTCGCAGCTGACAACGCACCTCCGATCGCGGCATCCATGCCGACGAACGTGATCAGCCCAATCCCGAGCGACACCAATATCTGACGGGCCAGCGGCGCCACAAGCGCCATTAAAAACGCTGCAAACGGCATCAGTCACCTCCCTGCTTAGACGCACCTACCACGATCAACGCGGCACCCAGCCAAGCCATCGCCAACACGATAGGCCGGATCATCGACGCAAAGCTGCAGATCCCCGACCAGCTCATCCCAAAGGAATGCCCCATGTACGACAACGGGATGTCAACCGGGCACGACCCAGTGTCCGGTCCCCAACCAGCATCAGGGGTGATCGCCACGTTGATCTTCTGCTCCTTAAGATCAGGCCCATCAGGCACCTGACCCTGCTCAACGCAGTCCATACGAGTCTCATGCCCGGAGCACGGATCGGTCTGCGGTTCAGGCGCTTTGCCACCACCTGTGTTCGGATCAGTAACGGGATTACCGTTCGCGTCGACCTCCTGCTTCGCCGTCGTCAGCGTGGCAGTCCTTCCATCAGCGTTAGGCGTGATGACCGCGATATCTCGATACCGCTTGCCGGTAACGGGATCAACGTACGGATCACTCAAATTCACCGTCTTCGGCGCTGGCCTGCCCGTCGACGGATCGGGTGTCAACGTGATGTTCACCGGGACGGGGACCTTCGCAGCTGCGAGATCCGAGGCGAGGCCAATAGTGACTGGATACGTCAGACCCTTGTTCCAATCGTCGTCAGTAGGCGCGACGCCTGGTGCACCAGGATCAGGGACACATGCACCGGCCGTCTGCACGTAGTTCTTCACGCAAAAGGACGCACGCGAAGTGCTCCAATACGCAGGACTACCATCAGAGACCCGCCGACCAACGCAGCTATAGGACGAGTCGGAGCTCTGACTCATGCTCACGAAGGTCGCCTCTCCGGTCGAAACAATCCCACTGCTCTTACACGCGCTATAGGGACTGCCGGCGTAGAACGTATTGCCGTTGCCGTCGCCGTAACCCCACGCCCAACCATCGAAGCCAGTGTCTCCAGCGCTCGGGGACTTCTGAGACGTACACCACGTGCCATCGAGACACTTACGTATCCCGATCTGCGCGAGATAAGCCAACGCACTCGCCGTCGCAATAGCAGGGGTCGCACGCAACACGGCCAACGCAACTGCAGCAGCCCCCTCACCGATCGTCATCGTGGCAGGAAACGCTACCGTTCCCCACCCTACCGCCGCACGCATCTCGATCGCTTGCGCTGCGCTATTCATGACAACCGGACCATTGGTGACATAGCCCGCAGCACCAAGCGTAATGTTCACCGGAGGATTCAGCGGAATGACCGACGCCCAGCCCGACGACGCGACAAAGCAAAACACCATCAGCAGCCAACGCATCACTTATCACCCCCGGCAGTCCAGAAGATCACAAGCACCGGCAGCATCACCGACAAGAACCCTGCCCACGTCCAAAAATCAGTGGCGACCATCACAGCCCCTTTTTCAGAAACACCGCGCACCACGCAGTCACCATCGCCGCCGTAATCGCCCACCCCACGGTCATCCCGTCCATGAACTGCGCTGTAGTGTCACAGGTCGGAAACGACAGCACCGGAGCCGCCGCGTCCTGCATCGTTGTCACCGAGCCGTCCTGTGCAACCGCAGAACGACGAACGACCCACGATCCGGAGACAAATACAAACTCCGAAACGTAGGTCGTTGGTCCTACAGCCTGACTGACCGGAGCGGCGCTATACACCGCGTCCGTTGCCTCCTGCGCAGAAGCGAAGCAACGGGCGCCAACAAGCGCCCCGGCAGCCATTACAGGGCGCGACGGCCAAGCTTCGCGGCGAAAACGACCACCAGCGCCACCAGCACAGCGGCAGCGATCGTGCCCGCGTCCGTACCTGCCCCGCTAATCGCGGTGGTCACCGACGGATCGACAGCCGCGTTAGCAGCACCGGCACCCAGAGCAGCAGCTGCAGCACCAACCTTGATTGCTTTCTTGAACATGGCAAATCTCCTCTATAGAGGTTGAGAAAAGTGCCCCGGTCGTTCACTCCGTGGCACCGGGAAAATCAAAACAGACCGTTCTCGATCCGCTCTTCCTGCATCTGAAAAAAAACGTCGCCAAACAACCCGTCATCGAGCGGCATGCCAGTGTCGTCAAGCTCGCCACCCTGCTCCGTGTACAGCCCCACCGCTTCCGCTCGATCAGCCTCGTACTGCGCCTCTTGCTCCTGCAGGGACACCAACTCGTTCCGCAGCTCCCACAGACGATCCTCAAGCCCGTCAATCACACCGAACAAGAGATCACCCGCACCTTCATCACCATCGTCACCGTCGAGCACAGCCAACTGCTCTTGCAACTCCTCAAGCTTGGCCTCACCGGCAGCGATGATGTCTTCCAGCTCTGCAACGCTGTAATCACTCATGCCCGCTTCCTCACCGCCACGTTGTACTTACGCGCGAAGCGCTGGCGGTCAAGACGACGCGCCGCACGCACGAAACCGAGGCACGCGAGGAAGCGGAGCAACATCACTTCGCCTTATCGCCTTCAACCACACGCTGCAACGGCACGATCTGCGTGCAGATCTGCTGATCGCCATCCTGCTTGCCGTTACTGGTAACGACCATGTTCAGCTCAGCGAGAAACGGAAAGGGGTTGTTGATGATCTTCTTCACAACCTCCGAGTCATGGCACTTGATGGCCTGCGTGAAGCAGCCCTTCGAGCCCTCGCCACGCAGCTCAACGTCGGCGTAAATCGTGCCGGTATCCAGCTGCTTGCCATCCATGTTCCCAACCCACGTCTTAGCGCCACGAACGGTGACGCGTGCCTTCAGTTCCATTGCTCACTCCTCAGGTTTCGGCACTGGATCGTGCGTGCCGTACACGTGCCTCGCCAGGGCAGATTTATGCAACTGCGCCGGAACGCCCTGACGGCGGATCGCTACGACGAGTGCGGCGAA